TGGCTGTTTATCAAGCGCAGGTAGAATACCCTTGTCGGGCTTCGGAACGCTGATAAATGGTCTTGGAGCCGCCGTAAATTACGTTCATGTTTTCTACCTTTTGTCAGGGAAGCCACTCCCCTTTTTTCTTAACTGCCCCCTCTTATACACCCACGCCGCGCTCCTGTCAACAATTATTTTCAGAAATCTTTTTCGGCTTGACTTGCCGCTTATTTATGATACAAGGTTGATTTATGCCAAAGAGACGCAAGAGGCCGGTAGGCGAGGCGCATTTTTTGCCGACGTTACATCCGTTGGATTTTGTAAAAACAGAAAAATTTGCATTCCCAAAATTATACCTGTGGCAAGAAGACATTATCAACGCCGCCGCCAAGTTTCGTTCACGGGTTTGTTGTTCGACTTGCAACGAATCCGGCAAAACTAATGTTTTAATCCCCTTGATGGGGCTTTCCTTTATGTGCGCGTTTCCAGGCGGCACGGTTGTTTCCACGGCTGGTGTTGAAGAGCAGATTCGAGGGCATCTATTCAAATACCTCGAAAGCAAGGTGCGGCCATATCTGAAAACCGAAAACGGCTGGAATATTTCATTGAGTGACCTTTACCTCCAAGCACCGAAAATCCGGGGGTTGCGGTCGCGCTGGATTGGGCGCGCACCGAAAGACGCGCTGACGCTCGAAGGTTATCACAGTCATTGGGCGCGCGATGACAAGGGCAATGATGTTTTTTGTCCTGTCCTATTCGTGATTGACGAAGCCAAAACAAGCGAAAGGGCATTATTTGAGGCTGTCTGGCGGATTGACCCTGATTTTTTGTTGGTGGTTTCCACGTTTGGGCCGGACAGCGGACCGTTCTTTGAGGCAATGGAGGACATGATCCAGTCCGATTCCAGCATCGATGATTCAAGCGAAACCAGAAAGCGCAACCGGATATGGACCTACCGCCGCAAGATAAACTGGACGCAATGCCCGCATCTGATGACGCCAGCGAAGTTGTCGTTCCGGCAGGCGATGATTGACAAATATGGAGAAAATAGTTCGTTCATCAAGTCGTTCCTGGGCGGCGATTTTATGCGCGGCACGGATCGCAACTACGTGTTCCTCGACCATGATATTCGTAATGTGCGACGTGCGATGGGGCTACAAGTTGTGGACGAACGTATCGGCAAAATCCCCGTGCATGATGGTAACCGTAGGGCTGGTTTGGAATTTTCGGGTGGCGGTGACGAACAGATAATCTACATCCGCGATGGAACAGAAATCATATTCTGGCAAGCGTTCCGCGAGCCGAATACTGTGAAATTGGCGGGGGTCTTCGTGGAACTTTTGCGGAAATACGATGTGAAACCGTGGAATGCTTACGGCGATGCTGGTGGGCTGGGACTACCGTGCATTGATTCGATGGAAGCGATGGGATATATGCCGGTATATCGCTATATGAATCAAACTGAACCCATAATGCGGCACGAGTTTGCCAACCGAATTAGTGAAGATCATTATGTATTCAAGGAAATAATTTCGCGGTATCCGGTGAAACTACCAAATGACCCCGTATTGCTTAAACAGATTCGCCAGCGTTTGTTCACCACGGATGCTCAATTTCAGCGTGTCAAACTGGAGGATAAGCCGAAACATCGGGGGAGAACGGGGGAAAGCCCGGACCGACTCGATGCGCTAATCATGGCTTGGAGCGATTTTGATCCGCCGAAAACTGTGGCACCGCCGCCAGCGGAATATGTTAGTGAGATTGAGATCAAGGCGGTGCAACATCATACTGGCGGTAGGGCGTTTGACGAAATGTTGCCGCAAGTGGGATGGCAGAGGGCGCGGCAAATGGCGGAACATGATAATTAAGACTTGACAATCCTGCGTCAATGTGCTAACAGCTTTTTCAAATAAAGGGATAAATCATGCCTTATGTAAAAGACTCTGGCAATAAAGACCTCGATAAATACCTGAGCGCTATGCAGGTGGCCGTGGATTTTGTTGACCCGGTATGGGAGTTTGCCAGCAGGATGTATCAATTGTGGCGCGGTAAAGCGCCGGCGGTGTTGAATACCACGTTCAGCAAAATCATGGTGAACTTGGCAAACAGCATGGTGAACGACCGCATTCCGAAGCAAATCGAAAACCTCTTTGCCTCTGAAGATTTTGTATCGCTCGAAGCGGGGGCCCCGGAACTGGAGCTTTCCCGGCCAGGTGCCGAGACATGGTTGCGTTCAATGTTCAAGGATGAATCGAAGCTGAACATTCAGAGCGATATTTTGCCGACGCTGCAAGCGGCAAATATCATGGGAACCGGATTCAGGATGCCGTGCGTTCGGCATGTCAAGAAGGATGACAAATGGGTGCCGGTAATTGTCGTGCGCGATGTCGATTTCTTTTCGATATTGCCGATGCCGGATGGCGGGCTGGTGAATCCGATGGACCGTTATTCCGAAGATGCGTTGAGTTCGTTTTTCCACGTGGACTTCATGCGCCGCGAGCAGATTGAGGCTTTGGAAAAATACAAGGGATACAATAAAGAGGAAGCGAAAAAACTGTTTGAGAGTTCTCCGCGATTCGACTCCGGCCTTGAGAATAAATACCGCGATATTTACAGCATTATCGGCGGCGTAATCTATAATGCCAAGAACGACTGGCGCCAGCGGATGCAGGACATTGACGGCAAGACCGGCAGATACCGCGTGGTCAAGTGGTTTATGCGCGATGAATACTGGATTGTGGCGCAAGACCGATTTATTGTCTATAAAGGACCGAATCCGATGGGCGGTGGCTTGCTTCCGCTTGTTACTTATAAATTGACGCCAGATTTCAAATCGTTTTACGGCATTGGCAGTCTTGAAATGGTCGAGGATATGCTCTACGCCATTATGATGAACTTTAACTACCGTATGGATGACTTGGCTCGCAAATTCTATCCGACGAAATGGATTCGCAAGGACATTATGGGCAACAGACCGGCGTCCGAGTTTCTTGACCGGCCTTATGCCATTCACAGTTTCCCCACCAATGTGCAACGGATTGGTGACGCGATTTTCTACGACCGCGCACCGGAGATCACGCAACAGACTTTCATGGAAGAGGCCACGCTGAAGACATTTGTGCAGGAGGTCAGTGGGTTCCCAAATATATCGAAGGGCATGGTCGGTCCCGGCGAGAAGGGCGGTGCAACGGGAATCGTAACCGCTGTGCGGCAGGCTGGTGCGCGGATTGATGCCGAGTGTCTGGTGTTGGAGCAGGGTGGACTGGCGCAGGAAGGCCGGTTGTTGCTAGTGCTGGCCGAGGACAATATCACCGAAGACCAGATCGTGCGAAACGTGAACAGCGAAAACGGTTTCGGCTGGTCAGTAATTAACGCCGATGCGCTGACGGATGACTATTGCGTGCATTGCCGGGGAACCCGATATTTGAGCAATAAGGAACAGGCATTTGCCAAGATGCTCAGTTTGTATCCCTTCTTGAACAATAATCCTATGGTTGACAATTTTGAACTTAATTCACAACTACTTGATGCGGCGGAAGTCTTTCCTGATAAGGATAGAATTTTACGCAAGCCCGTCGCGGATCAGATGAACGCAGCGGGCATAATGCCGGGCGGCGGTGAAGGTGTGGGTGAGCCAGGTGGATTGGCGGCAAGCCAAAACTATCGCAATGCTCCTCGAAGCGTTGCTAATCGTAATACAGTTTTACCAAATTCAGGGCAACTTGCCCCTGCGGGTCTTGCTATGTGATACCCTGAAAAAAGTTCTTGACATTATCGGCGGAAAGTGTATAGATTCGTTCAAAAGGAACCGCTGTGATGTTCAATGCCAATCTGGATACATTGAAAAGGGAAGTGGACGAGTTACGCAAGACCACGGAATCCTTGCGCGTCGAGAACAGCAGATTGCGCGATTTGCTTGAGTGTTTTGAGAGTCCGGCGTTTGAAATGTTCAGGGAAAAGGTGCTTTTGCCGGAGATGCACCGGCTGGAACGCTTGCGGATGGACATTCCGAGCGACCAGATAATGGTGCAGGAACGGGTTGTCGGCCAGTGGGCTGAAGCCAATGCGCTTGCGACGCAGAAAGAAATGCTCGCCCAGGAACTTGAATTGAACGTGGTGCGGACGAATGAGCAGAATGTTCTATTGAATCGGGCAGAGGCAAAACTGAATCGGGAAATAAAAAAGAAAACGGGAGACTAACACATGGACCCAGCTACAGAAGCAACGCTCATGGGCAAATCACCAGATGTAGTTACAACTCCTACTGTCGCGACGCCAGCGACGCAAACAATTTCAGGCGCAACGGCATCCCCCACCGATGGCAAAGCGGCTTCCGCCGCCCCCACCGATGGACAACCTGCCGAAGTGAAACAGGGCAATCCAGCAAAACAACCGTTACCCTCTCCGGAGCAAGTAGCGGCTGATGCGAAAAAGGCCGACGACGACCTTAAATCCGCGTTGGGCTTTGCGGAGAATCCTGAGCAAAAACAGGCACGACTTGAACGGGAATACGCAGCCAGTTCAAAAGAGTCGCGTCGTTTGACTGAGGCCAATAAAAAGCTCTCCGCTCTGTTAAAGGAGCAGGGACTTGATTTGGTCGAGGAAAAAGGGGTGCCAGTCGGCTTTGTGCCGAACAAGGCATATTCCAAAGACATTCCTGATCTTGATCTTCAGTTCAAAAATTTGACTGAATCCGAACAGGAATTTTTTACGGAAGCCCCTGACAAAGCGATCGAGATGGTGTTGAAGCGCGCGAAGCAAGCCTTCGTCCGTGTCGCGCCCACGATTGATCGCGTGATCGCGCCGTTGAGTCCTGAACGCGAGTCCGAAGCTGTCAATTTCCTTGTGAATGACAGTTATATGACTGGCGAAAAGAAACATGCTGACATTATCGAAAATATGGGATTGATAAAACAAATGTTTGATGCGCCTGTTGCAAACAAGGCGCTCAAAGAATTTCGTGACCAAGCCCCGGAAATGGCCTTGGAATACATCAATCTCAAAATTCGGGCTGCCAAACAGTTCCTTAAAGATTCTGCGGCAAAAGTGCTCGAAACTCAAAAGCAGAAGGAAAACAAAGCAAGTCAAGTTCCCGATTTCGGGCCGTCCGGTGGTGGTTCCCCGTCGTTAGGCGCAGAGTCTGATGACATTGGCGCCGCCATTGCGAAGGCCGGACATGGATACTGACCGCTTCGATAATTAACAGGAGACTAACATGCCTACTATTGTAACCGGCTCGCAAAGGAGCGACCAGCTTCTTGCGGCAAAAGTCAAAGTGATGATGCGCGACAAGATTGACATGCTCGACAGCGCGCGGTTCATCTTTGAGTATTTGTCGCGCCAGTTTCGCGGGATGGTGAACAGCACAAACATGAAGTATCGATTCGTGGAACAGCGGCTTTATCCGCTGGTCATGACCGTTACTGCCGCGCTTGGCGCTGGAACCGCCATTACCGTGGATCACGCTGAATACGCTCATAAAAATCAATTGATTTACAACACGCGCTCGGGTGAATGGTATCTGATGACTGCTGACGGTGTTGCTGGCGGCAATCTTGCGGTTGTGAATCAACAAGCCGGAACCGGCAATGTCGGCGCCACGGAAGTTGGGGATATACTCCAGATTGGTCCAGAAGCACATGCGGAAGGTGAAGCAATTCCTACCGCCTATGCCATGCAACCGACCGACCTGTTCACGTATATCTTCCAGCATGACCGGACACGCGGAAACACCGACATCCAAATGGCCACCGGCGAATACGGTGAAAAACAACTGCTGATTGACCGCAAGTTGTTCTGGATCGAGGAAATGCGGGCGTTGAACATGCAGTTGTATATTGCCGAGCAAACACGCGAAATCGCGTCAGCGTCTCCCCGGCGTCGTCATTCGATGCAGGGCTTGCGTAACTGGATCAACACCAACTACGTTGACTTTAACGCGGTTGCGGGCAATTTGACACTTGCCAGTGTTGGTGAGTTGATGCGGCGCACGATGTCGCACGGTGCGAGTTCGGCTACCAAGGTTGGTATTGCTGGCCAGAATGCCGTGTCGGCTATCTCGGCCATGCCGGCCAGTGCGATTCGCACTACGGTCAGCGAGACTGCGTGGGGCAAGAACCTCAAAACGCTGGTTACGCCTTTTGGTAATCTGTCGTTTGGTTACGACCAGATGCTCTCGGCTGAAACTGGAATGGCAGATATTTTCTGCATTCTTGATCCAGCCTACATCGAACGGTTGCAGATCAGCGGCCAGGAGACCCATCTGTTGCTGAATGTGCAGAATAGCATGGATATCCATAACCAGACGGACGTTATTACCGGTACCGACGGCTTGCGCGTTGGGCTGGAAGAACTCCACGCCTGGGGGTTCAACATCAAGTAATCAATGTGTGATGGCGGGGTTCCGACTAACGGGACCTCGCCAAAGCACAACATAAGGAGAAACGAACATGGCCGAAACCAAGCGTTATCAATACTTCGCCATAGTGGACAAACCCAACCACCCCGAAAACCCGAACCGGAAACCGCGTCGCACGACCTACGTTTACAAAAATGTAACGGGTGG